GTCAACGAATTTGAATGAACCTTCACCGAACTTGTCGAAATCAAATTCAAAGGTGAATGAAGAATGGTTTTTGTCGAATGTTACTTTCATAATAAATAGATTAAATAAAGTGATAAAATTGTGCAAACGGTCGCCATTGCGGTAAATTTTAAGAATTCAAACATTTGCTTCAGGAATTCTTGTGCTTCAGGATCAAAGTTCTTCATTGTTTTCAATTTGTAGTTTTTCAATAAGTTCAGCAATCACACACCATTGTGCAATTGTTCGTTTTGTGTAGTCGTCTTGACGACCGAAGGTGTCAACCATTTCATTCATGAATTCACGCGCTTCACGTTCTTCACGAAGAATGATTTCAATCATTTGTTCTTTTTCCATATTGTGTTTTTTTAATTGTTTAACGTGGTGAAATTACAAAATGTTTCATAACTGAAAAACTTTTTTCACAAAACTTTTAATTTTTACACAAATTTAGAATGATTCTAAATAAGATTAGTTGTCATAAACGACACAAAAGTGCGGTGAATTGTACTTTTTAAGGCGATAAGCTGAAATAAATTCCGCAAAAATAAGGTGATAAGCTTAAAAAATGTGTGTCAATCGTGCGATTTGACCGTGTTCTTTGTGGTGAATGAACCCTTCAATCGCTTTCGGCGCGTGTTGGTAACCATTGCGGTGGTGCCATGAATCCGTTCCAGACGGTGAACGCAAAGATTCAACCGTCACACCGATGAAATCTTTTGACATTTTGTGGTGAACGTGGTGTGTGTAAACATAACGGTGTTTCGTTTGCGACCATTCAACCGGGAATTCTTGTGCCATTAACAACGGCAAGTCATGAAGCTTTGCGCCGTCGCCGTGTGTTGTTCCGATTAAACTGGTGCCGTATTGAAACGCTTTGCGATGTGATATTGAACAATCGAATGTGATATTCGGACAATTCCTGAACCATGACTGGATGACATCCGCAAGGAAAAAGCCGTTTGTATAGTCGTGATTCGACGGATTGAAAGTGAAATGAACGTCCGCAATCGTCACCAGCTTTTCAAGAATTTCAACGTAAAGCCGTTTCGCGTTTAGAAAATTTTCGTACCACATTCCGTCGGTGTCTTGTGGTGTTCCTGAAGTCGTTTGACGTTTCGGTGTGTCGATGTGAAGAATATCATTGCCACCGATGAATAATATCTTTTCAATCTGGAATCCACTTGACTTGTCAAGAATTCCTTGAACACCTTCGTGAACGCGCTTGACGGCGATTTGTTGATTGTAATATTCACCAGTTTCGAACGCGGTCGCAAGCTTTCCGATGTGAACGTCCGCTGGATCAATGACAAGTAAATGACCTTCACTTGATTTCGTTCGTTTGATTTCTGGATAAACTGGTGAATGTTCTTCAATCGATTTGAGAATGTCAACCTTCAATTGTTCCAGCTTCTTTGATTCTTGGTCTTCGAATTGTGGATTCTTGAAAAACAAGCTTGTCTTTTTCGATTTCAACCAACCGTGTTTGACGGTCTTCAAATCGATGTCTTGTTCATCGCAATTATTTTTTATTGCGCGGTATTGTTGAACCACATCGAATTCTTCGCGTGTGATTCTTGGTCGAAATTTATTCATAGATATTTGAAGAATAATTGAACGCGCGAAATGAAGGTGCTGTTCAATACAAATCGAAGGACGAAGCCAACAACAAAAGCAATCAAGACAACCCACCAGTTCGTTCGGTATTTAACAACCTGAACCGCCTTCGCTGTTTTCCATTTTGTTTTTCCTTCGATTCGAAGTGTCTTCACGCGTTCTTTGTATTCGATTCGTGTCTGGAATCGTGTCTTCGGAACATACACGTTTCTAAAATTTATCACCGTGTCTTTTGTTGTTATGAACTTTTCCCAAACAATCGTATCATTTTGAATCACTGGAAATGAATCAAGCGTTGTGATTCGAATTGTGTCGGTGTCTTGAATCAATTTTGCGCCATGTTTCAGCGCTTTTTTCACATGATATTGCGCTTTCCTTTCCGATGAACACGAAACGACGGCAAACGTGATTAAAATGGCGTAAATTATTCTCATAAGTTCTTTAACATTTCGATTAAACGTGGACAAGGATAAACGTCGGATTTGTCTTTTCGCACCGAATTGTGTGTGTAAATTCCTTTTTCATTCTTCAGCGCAAACAAATCAATGTCCCAAATCGATTCGTTGTAATCCATAGGAATGTCGTATGTTTCACAAAGGTAGGTCACAAGCTTTCGTGTCGATTCGATTTGTTCGTCGGTGTATTTGAACCAAAACTTGTGGTTCTTGAATGGTCGGTCAAGTTCAGTCACCATTGATGAAGGAACGACGCGGTTGACGTAGTTGTAAAATTTACCGTTCAATTGTTTCAATGGTCCCCAGTTTGTCAATTCAATTCCGATTGATGTCTTGTTCAGGTCAAGAAAAGGTAATTTATTTAACCTGAAGATTTCCGAACCGACACCCAAGTGCCACGCCCAATGTTTCGAGCTGAAGCATTGAACGATTTCGCCACGTTCACCAACCACAAAAGCGGTCGCAATCTTTGAAGAATTCGAATTCCAAAACTTTGAAACGCTTCGCGCGTCGCCACCACCAGCGGTGTGGTGAAGATACACTTGTGTTTTTGGATGTTCTTCAGCGATGAATTGTCCCGGTGACAATCGTTCCTGAATCAAGTTCAAATCGTTTACTTGAATTCGTCCCATTCTTGTTTCTTTGCGGTTATAAATTCTTTGAATGATTTCAAGACGTCCTTCTTTGTTACGTCGAAATAAGATTCATTGATTGATTTCATTTCGATAAACACACAAAAGAATGTGAACGCCTTGGTCAACACAAGGTCAACGCTTATGAACATACCAATTAAGTCCGCAATCACATACTTTTCAAGCATGAACACGGCAACAATACCACCTGAATAAAGCAATGATTTTGAAATCGTCCTTGCAAGTCCGCGCGAACGGATTGATTTCCAACCTTTCAATTTTACACTTCGCCAAATTCCGACCACAAGGTCAAGCCAAATGAAACAAATCGAAATCAACACCATGGGTGTGACTGGTGCGAGAATGGATAAAAGCGAAAGCGCGAAAAGTAGAATGTTAGTTTTCATTGTTCATTTGATTGTCATGTAATTCACTAAAGATTTGATATAAATTAAAAATAAAAATTGTCCAGCCGAACATAATCATGTGAAATGAATCACTATACCACAACGACAAAGCGGTTGTGAAGCTTGCAACATAGTAAGCAATCGCCAAGAATCGAATGTGGTCTTGATTAATCATTGCCGAATGAATAATTGTCCATAGGTATTTGACACCAGTCCTCGTTATCGTAAACGTTCATCGCGATGTTCATTGTCCAACCAGCCGTCACGTCGTGTGAACGGTTGATGAATGGTTGCGTCGCCATTGTTCCAGTGACATCAAGGAAATCTTCGAAGCGCCATTGCTTCAAAATGACATGAATATCTTTACAAATTGACAAACAATCGGAATGAATTTCGTTGATTTGTCGGTATTCCTGAATGTTGTATTTGTCCGCGATCGAAATGATTGCGTTGACCTGAACACCGAAGTCGTTAATTTGTCCCGGTTGTAAGGTGACAACCATTAAAGGATAGTCAACCGCGTCGCGTGACACCGCGTCAAGATAGTCGCCTTGAAAGAAGCTGTTTATTTGACGGTGTTCGGTCGCAATTATTTCGAATTCCTTCATTAACTGGTTTAACGTCTTTTCCATTCTTCAGGTATTTGTTCAGTTTTTCAATGTCTTTTTTGCTTGGTGTGAACCGTTTGTTCATATTATCCAATTAAGCGGTGAATAACCAGTGTTGTCCTTTGTTACCTTTTCATGACACATCGAAGGTGATCCACAACAATCAATGTATTCAGGATAGTTGTCGCCGTTGTCATCCATTAAGAATCCGATAAGACGTTCTTTGTAAAATTGTGCGTCCTTCAATAGTTGGTCACGCAACACGTAAGTATCTGGTGTGTTGTTCGCGGAAATGTGTTCATCGTTCACACGACCGACGGATTTGTTTGTTAGCTTTTCGTTCAATAGTAACGCGCAACGATAGTCAACATAAGCGACCAAACACGGCACGACGTAATCATTCATCAATGTCAGGTAAGTCGGTGACCACGTATTGTTTTGCACGCGCAACAATAAAGCTTTGTACAAAGGTGTGCCCAACGCAGGTTGAACGTGGATGTCTTGACTTCGACGAATCGCAACAGCGAGAATTTTCGTGTCGGTGTTTTGGTGAATCAATCCAAGTTTTTTAAGATTCTCTACGGATAAAAGATAGTTCATATTATTGTGCAATTACAAGTTGTTGAATCCATTCGTGACGGCAAAACGGTGTTGTGACTTGTGTGTCTGGATTTGTGTACCAGCCACCGCGATATTTCCACACGTCGCGGTCAACCCGAACGGAAATGTTGTCAATATCTTGACGTGAATAACTTCGGTTAAGTTCAATAAGCTTCACGCAAAACGCGCGTGATTGCGTTATCGGATCAGGAACATTCGGACGTGTTCGGTAAGTGTAACGAACTTCGAACCTTGAAATCGGAATGTCAAGGTTGTCAATTACTGACTTTCCCAGCGTGTTCACTTCACCCCCCTTCGTGAGAATTTCAAGTTCACGAAGCGTCGCAATTCTTTTCGCAACGTCTTCAATTGATGTGTTCAACGCCTTCGCGATTGCTTCGCTTGATTCACCGTCGGAAAGTAGCTTCAAAACGTCCTTGTCAGCGCCAGTCAACGTCGCTGAAATTTCACCAACCTTGTCGAATAATTGTTGACTTCGTGAAAACACTTGTTCACTTGGTGTATCCCACGCAATCGGTTCGGAATGTAACACGATGAACTTGTCATTCGATTCACCGAATTGTTCGAACACCTTTATTTCGTCGTCGCTGAATTGATTATTGTGACATGATTGAACAATCGGTGTCGGTGCTGGTGCTGGTGTCGGTTGTGGTTTTGGAAATGGTTCAACATCGACAAGTTTAACTTCACCAACATACCCACCAAGCTTCAGCATGAAGTTTAACATCCATTCAAGTCGCTTTTGCTTTGTGTTCACATAAGTCGCCTTAAATATGTTGAACAAGTCCATTGATTCAGCTGAATTGAATGAACCTTCTTGACGAACACCGAACAATTGCGGTGAAGTAATCGCATGCGCAACAAGGATGTTTTGTTGAACGCTTTTTTCAGTCGCTAAATATCTTTGGTCAAGGTTGTTGCCATTCAAAGACATGACCGTCGGCGCTTCGTCTTGTCCGTTTGAGAATGTCAAAATGATTTCACCAGCGTCTTCGACGGATTGCGACCGACCTTTGACATTGTCCTTCAGTCGATTCAATTCTTCGGTTGTTTCTGGATAACCTGAAGGAAAATTGATTAATGTTCCAGATTTGAATCCGTTTTGCAATTCGTACATGTGGAACTTTGAAATGTCAACGTCCGTTTGAATCGCGGTGATTCCGCCATAATAAGACGGCTTTGGATAAACCCCCAGTTCTTTTCGACCTTTCAGGTGCGGTTCTTTATAGTAAAGAATGAACGAACCAGTTCGGTTGTCCTTGTCGTAAGCTGGTAAAATTCGAAGGTTCGTTTTTTCAGGTGATTGATTCAACGCCGTCCAGTCATCCGAAATGAAATAGGTTCTTTCATCAACCGACGCGCGAATCATGTCAATCGGAATGTGTTCCCACAACACAACCTTCGTTTGTTCCTTGTTCCAAGTTCCTTTGATTGCAAAGCCACCGAACAATTCTTGGTCGAACGCCATTCGTTCAGCGATTTCGTTCATGTCGAAGTCGGACCATTTGTTGTCAATGAATGGTTGAACCATTCCAGAAACGATTTGAAGACCACCACCGGCAATGTAGTGTGTTTTGTTCTTTATTATTCCTTGGTGATAAGCTGAACCGTTGTAAAGGTCAACCAAAAAAAATGGATAGTCGTTCTTTTTTCCCCACTTCGTGAATCCGAGTGAACGGTCTTTTTCTTCTTCAGGTTTTTGAAAGTCCTTGCGAAATGACAAAGACGTAATTTTGTTATTCATATATGTTGAAATAAATCGGTGAATCGTATTCGTACGAAGGTGAATCCGCTTCAATCACATGAGCGCGTCCCGTTTCGACAAGTCCTTGTGATTGCGCTGGATCAAGATTCGCTGGTGAAGATTGTTGGTAAATGTTGTAAATATAAAAGCCGTCGTAAATGAAATTAACATCAACACCGTCAATCAAAACGAATTCATCGTATCTTGGAATCCCTTGTGAAATGTTGTTCAATACACACGTTTGCGTGTTGAACGATTGTTCATGAATGAATTCAAACAAGTAATTCGGATTCGGAATTGTTGTCATTTCCGTCACCGTTACCACCAGCGGTGTTGTTCCGTTTTTTTGTATTTTTAACATTGTCTTTTTTTACAAGGTTCGGTTTTTCAAATTCGTAAATGTCCAAAATTCCTAATGACAAATAAAGTTCACCTTTGTCAGCTTCAATTTTGACGTATCGTTCCATAGTTGGTGACCAACATTTGCAACCGATAAATTCTTTTTTAATTTCCATACGACTAAATTAAACAAAAAAAAGGGACGGGACAACGCCCATCCCCTTAAAATTGTTGTAGGTTATAATTAAATAACTGGTGATTGTTGTGCTAACAAGTTAGTGTAAAGCGTTGCGTTAACATCTGGAACTTCGTCGTTTTCCATTCCACGCATTACGATCACATGACCTTTTCGGTCGCTTTTCAATACACCTGAAGTGTATTCGTTTGCGTCAGCAACCTGAAGACCTTCACCAAGACCAAGCGCAACGATTGTCCCGTCAGCGTTTTCCACTAAACACACACATTCGTTTTGTGCAAGTAAGTGAATTTCTTGACGCAATTCTTTTGAATCGCTTGCGAGGATCATTGACAATTCGTGTTCGTACCACAACGTCCCGTTGTTTTTGTCAACACGAACTGGTGCTGTATAGCTTGATAAATTTGACTTCAATTTGTAAAGGAATGTTTCACCAGTTACCGTCAATGAAGTCAATTCGTTTGTTCCAGAAACAACCGCACCTGAAGTTGCACCCAATGGGAATAACAACACGCTTTTGATTCCGCCTTTTCCATTTGTACAAGTTCTGTCATTGTACCCGGTAGTCATTAAACAAGACATCGTTTTTTATTTTTTTAAGTTTAACAAAGGCGCGCCGAAACGCGCCATTAATTTTGTTGTTATTATAGACCTTCGTATGTTCCCACTTGGTTCAAGAATGGTACTTGAACACCAGCGCGGAATTTAGAACGTAAATAAATCACATCGTCATCGAAAGAATACCATAAATCGTAAGATTCGAAGTCACTTGAAAGGTCAGTTCCGAAGAAGAAATGTGAAGCGCGACCAGTGTATATCTTTGTCGTTCCGTTCAATCCGTTTACTTTAACTACTCTCATGTTTGTTCCCGGTAAAAGCAATTCATTCATTGTTGCGAATTGTCCCGGATTGTAGTTGTAAAGATTAAGGTCAACCAAGTTCTTCAATAAGTAGTTGAAATTCTCACGACCAGTGAAGCAAATGAAATCTTGTCCTTCAGCGATGTTCGAAGGTGTGTTCGTGAACGCTTCGTAGAAAATATCATAAGCGTTGGTTGCGTCAATTGAAGACGTACCAGTTGTGTTCAAGTCAACACATCCGTTTGCAACAGTCAAGAATTGATTGAATCCATTCATGAAAGCCAAGTTCCCTGAACCAGATACTTTGTTACCTTGCCAGATTAATTTTTCTAATTCGAACGCGTGTAATTCTAATAAGTAGTTGATTAAAATTTGCTCGAATGGTAAGGTCTTGTCTTCAGCCATTGCACCCGGACGAAGCGCAAGTTGCGTCCAGAATCCAGCTAAATCCTTTTGACAAAATCTTTTTAAGTAACCGATTGTTTCAACGGAAATCGCACGATCCGTGAAGATTGTGTCACCTGAAGGTGACATTGAACAATCACCAGTTTGGTAAACGATTGAATCGTTAAGTAATTTTAATTCTTCACTTCCTTTGATTCCTTGTTGAATCGCAATATAAGAAAGTGTTTGTGCTTCAGTTACGGAACGGTGAATAAGGTCTTCACGTTGTTCGTCAACATACGGTGACAATCCAGCCACATCATAATCGAAATTCGATTTTACATACTTTTTAATAGACATTTTTTATAGGTTTTTATAGTTTTTCAAAAATTGTTGTTTAGCAGTCAAGTTGCCAGCTCGCGAGAATTTCTCGTTTTCTTTTGTTTCGTTCGACGGCATTGCCTTGAAGCTTTCGAAGTCAGCTTTCAAAGACGCAATTTCACTTCGAAGTGACGCGTTGTCATCGGAAATACTTTTCAAGCTTTCAACAACCGCTTCGAAAGTAGTTGTCAAGGTTGAAAGTTTTCCATTGATTATTCCTTCAATCGCTTCAGCGGACATTGATTCTTCGACCGCTTCAGTTTCTTCGCTTGAAGTCATTTCGTTTATCTTGGTGATCACGGCGCTTGCGACGTCGTAAGCTTTGTCCATTTCAAGACCAAGTTCGGACGCGATTATTTCGGTAACACCTTCTAATACTTCAGGCAAAATTTCAGCGGACACCGCTTCAAATTCCGCGCTTGTTTCTTCGGTTGTTACTTCTTCATTTCCACGTTCGTCAGTAACTTCGGAAATAAAGCCGTCAGCGTCAACGGTGATTGTTACACCAGTGTATTCACCACCAAGTGCGTGTGTTCCTTCAGGTGCTGGAATTCGACCTTCGTCGGTCACGATGAAAACTTGTTGACCAGCTTCAAGAGAATCAAATTCAATGGTCGTTTCACCGTCTAATAAAGTTGCGGTTTCGAACGTTTGTTCGGTTGCCGTTTCGAACATTGACTTGATTTTACCAAGTTCGTTCATTACTTTTTCGTAAGCGTTCATATTGTGTTTTTTATATTATGTAAAGTTGTTCGAAAATTTAGATTTCACCAAGTTCCTTCAGCTTGGATTCCGACCAACGAAGTCCAGCTTTGCCACCCCACAACAAGAATGAAATTGTTCCGCAAGCGCTTTCATCGCTTTCGTTGTAATAAGCTTCGGCGCGTGATAGATAGGAATACATTCTTTTTATTATTGCCACCGATACGGTGTCACGATTCGCCAACGTGGTCGCGCGTAAACGACCAACCCTTGTTGCACATTTGTTCCCGTGCTTTTCATTCAATTCGATTCCACGTTTCGCGTTGTTTGACACCGCTTCAGGATAGTCATTGAACATTCGGATTCGTTCGATGTTGCGTCGCCACAATTGAACCTCTTTCAAGATTGCTTCGAATTCGGATTCCTTGGTCTTGTCCGTTTCAAGCAACATGAAAACACCTTCAATCGAGAATCCATTGAATTCACCGTTCTTTGCTTTTTCAAACAACGCCTTGTCGGTCACCTTATAAGACACCAACCATGAACCGTCGTTCGCGTCCTTGAATCTTTCGGGCGCGGTGAATCCACGTTCATTGTCAATCTGGTAACTCATAATCATGAACACCCCGTCAACGACCTTGTGTGGATTGTGATCCAGATTCACGTTGTTGAAATTGTTTCGACGCGCGTAATCAAGCACGATGTCGCGAATGGCGTCCTTCGTAAACACAACATAGTATTCCTCTTTTGATTGTTCGTCGTATCGGTATATCGGTGTGTCCGCTGAAATCGCAATCCCGGTGATAACTTGTTGTTCTTCGTTGAATTCGTACTTTATTTTTTTTCCGAACATTTCGAAGTTCTTTTCATGCGCTGGAAATTCAACCAACGAATTGAATGACACGGTTGTTTCTGGATCATTCAAATCAATCATGATTTCGTAAACTGGTAAATCTTTTCTCATGTTATTATAATATGTAAATTTGTTCGATGACATTTGTATTTCCTTATCGTCGTGGTCGTGACGACTTCGACATTCAACAATCCATTCGATTCATTCGGATGTCGTTCCCTGAAGCCAACATCGTGACCGTTGGTGACAAGGTAGCAACCATTGACAACATTCCTTGTCCACAATTGAACAACATTCGTGGTTCGGACGTGACGAACAAAATGTTGACGTTTGCCCGTGAACGTGGTGGTTCATTCATCTACATGAACGACGACTTTTACATAACGCCAAAACTTCGCGCCGACATTCCCATTCATGTTGGTGAATTCGAATTGAATCCACGACACCCTTCGCACTATCGTGAAGCCATGTTCAACACGATTGAATTCTTGAAGTATTATGACCGTCCGTTGTGGAATTTCGAAACACATTCGCCAGTGTTAATGGATTCGGACAAGTTGCTGGAAATCTTTGAACTTATCGAATGGCAACGATACAACCATTTTATCAAATCAATTTACCTGAACATGAACTTGCCCGAATTTATTCGCAAAGGTGACAACGTAAAGCTTGCGAAAGACAACATTCCCAAAGCTGAAGAATTGCTTCGAACTTATGGTTGCTTTTCAACGTCCGATTCATTCCTAACAACGCGCGGTCGTTCATGGCTTAAAAACTTGTTTTGGATTCCTGAAGTTTAACTTTGTTTTGCGTTGCGGAAATGTCGCTTTCAAGGACAAACACTTGTGACGAAGGAATGTTGCTTGTCGTTGCACCTTGTTCACCAAGCAATCCAGCCGTTGACGTTCCAGTGTTCGACGACGTGAATGAACTTGCGCTTGCACCAGCCATTGAACCACCGCCACCACCACTTGAAAAATTCGGCGCGCTCGGTGCTGAACCAGCTTTGTATTGTTGATTCGCGATTGCAAGCGCTTGCGTCACACCGATGACACCAGCCGACGCGATTCCAGCAATACCAGCCGGGGACGGTGGTGGTCCGAATTGTGCGATTGCCTTCACGATTGCGGACGCCG